AGTGGTTGAACCACCTGCTGCTGCGCCACCTGTAGGAACATCTGGCAGATTACCTAGTGTGCCAGTAATTCCAGCAGCCGCAGCCGCTTGAGCTGCATAACGCGCACCTGACAAAGCCTGAGCAAAGGATGCTCCACCCATCAAGCCCATAGCCAGAGAGTTCTGAGCAAGGGTATTAGTCAATTCAATAGATTGACCATTGATTTCAATAAGAGCGCGTTGCACTCCATCTAAGCCAATCTCCCATGAAACGAAAGGGTTGCCTGCATCCATTGCATAAACATCTGCAAGGGTTGCTTCTAAATCAGTTACCTTGCCCTGAACTGCATCAAGCATCTTTGTGTATTTCTCAATGTCTGTCATGTTTTCTTCGCCAATAGCCTTAAGAAGCAATAAGCGGATTCTTTCTTCTTCTGAAATCTTACCCTTAAGTGCTGCCTCAATCTGAATCTTCTGAAGGTCAAAGATTGCTTTGGCTTTGGCTAACTTGAGGTTCTCTTTAGATACCTTAAGAGTTGCCTTATTGACTGCTAATTGGGCTTTACCAGTTCCATTATCAACCTGACCAGATATGGTCATGCCTGTCTTAAAAGGTCTTGGTTCTTGCTTAAACTTTTGAGCTGCATTTAACAATGAGTTAATGCCTAAAGGATCACTAAGTAATGCTAAAGCAAGTGAAGCCCCTGGAATCTTTTTTAGCTCATTCAATAAATAAGCTGTGCCAACAGTGGCATCTGAAATCTTTTGTCCATATTTTTCAAAGGCAGATGTTGCAGCTCCAAGGCCATTATCGCCTGAAAGAATTTGCAAGGCTTCGATTAAACCTACACCAATAGATTCTTTAAAGTTGTTAGAAGCAACAGTTAATTTATCTAATGAACCTTGATAACCGTTTGCAGCTGTAGTAGCTGCTCCAGCAAAGGTAAGCGCTAACTGTTCTGTAATTTCTTTAAAAGATTTAGTTTGAAGGTCTGCCTTAGATATGCCAACACCTAATTTAGAAAGTGCTGTGTTATTGCCTAAATAAGCTTTGCTTAATGCTTTTGATACAGTGCCTAATTCAAGGCCATTGGCTGCACTAACATCTAACGCAATGCCCATAAGTCTTTGGGCTTCAGCAGTGTCGCGTGTGGCGATTGCTAGAACTTGATAGGCAGGGCGGAGCTTGTCATCGACTATGCCGAACTCACTCTGGATTCGCTGGATGTAACCTTCAGCAGTTGCTGCGTCTCTACCAAGACCAACATTCTTTAGAGCTAGTGCTAGTTGTTGTTGAGCCTTCTGATCTTGAGCTGCTGCCCTGATTGAAGCCTTAGAAAAAGCAAGCACTGATTTTATGCTAAACGCAGCAATAACACCTTTAGCAAGATTTGATACGCCTTTATTTAGTTTATCTGTTGCAGTCTCTGCCTGCTTAAAAGCCTTCTTGCCAGTAAATTCTGCTGCTATATCAATTTTTACATCGGTTGCCATTAATTAACCCTCGCTTCTAACTTATCGCGTGACTTTTCAATAGCTTTAACTACCGCTGCTGTTGCCTTGCCTTCATCTTCTTTCCATGCGCGAAAGATTGCGCGACCCTTCATCTTGCGTGTGGCTCTACCTGCTTCTCCTGCACCGCGTTGATAAGCATCTACTATTTTGCCTGTTTTATTCATAGCATCGACAAATTGTTGTCCTGCATTAGGGTTATTACTTTTGCCATAACCTTTGCCAGTGCTAGTCATGTAACGATGCTCACCAGCCCCAGTATCGGCACGAAAAGTAGGAATAACAATTTCTTGCATTTTGGCTTGTGGTCTGCCGTTAGGATTTAAACGTCCAGCAGTTTCATAAATTGCACCTGCTGCTGAAGCATTAACAATGCGAGCAAGAGAGCGCCAGCCCGAACGATTAGGTTTTGATGGTGTAGCTTTAAATCCAATACCGCGTTTAGCTGAACCTGAACTCCAAATACGATCAGTACCCCATTTAGTTGAACTGCTTTTAGCCCAACCGCTCAAAGGTGTGCTTGAAGGAATAAAGCCACGCGCTTTAGTTGTAATCGGTTTTAAGATTAGACCTAACTCTTTTTGAGTTTCTTTAGCAAGATCTGGAGTAAATTGCTTTAAAGCCTTACGGAGTTCAATACCGCCCTTTACGCTTACTGGCATCTTGAATCTCCTTTGCTTCATCGTGTAAGCCTTGCAGTAATGCCTTAAGCATTGGCTGGTCTAGCTCTAATAAGTGTTGTGGCGCAATCCCCAACCTAATGCTTAGCCTAGCAATAAGGTAAGTGAATGGAAGATCGCGCTTTAAGACAAAGGGTCTGAGTCCAGCACCTCGACATTTTTAAGTGTCTCGATGAACTCAATCCCGAATGGCTTAACCGTTTCACCCGAACGGCGAAGAACTTCCCATGCAATCCAATAGACATCCGACTGCTTCTCGTCATCACGAAAAGCCTTATGGAATCCCTTTTTAGCGTATTGCTCGAATGCATACTCCACTGCTGGAGTAATTTCACCCTCGGTTACGCTTCCATCTGTACGAACTATCTTAAGTTTTGCCATGTTTAGCCCCTTTGTTTAATTGTTTAGAATGTGCCTGTAGTTGCAACAGCAACAGTTGAGTTGCATGTCCATGTTACTGACTGCATGCCAATATCTGCAACAGAACCATTGATGTCTGTTGTGTTATTGACTAGAACTGACATTGTGTAAAGAGGGTTAGTAGCAGATACTGCTGTTCCCTTTTCCTGTAGAAGCACAACAGTTACAGTTGTTCCCCATGCAGCCTGAAGTGTCGCAAGGACATTTGCTGAAGCTGTGTCATTAAGGAAGTCGATTGTTACAGATGATGCTTCCAAGCCTTTTACGAACTTGTGTGATGAATCACCCATCGCACTTACCTCAAGCTCATCGAATGTGCGGTTAAGTGTTACAGATGTGACATGGTCAGAGAGATCAACAGAATTGACCTTAACGCCGACCTTATTGTTTAGAAATACAGCCATTTAGGTTATTCCTCGTCTTTCTTAGTAGTTGCTGGCTTTGGTGCTGGTGTGCTAACTTGCCCGATTTTCTTCAGGAAGTCTGCATTTTCTTGTTCCCACTCGGACATATTAACTCCAACTCGTAAGGATTGATACGGACATCTCGCAGCTGAGAAGGTCTCCCGAAGCAGCATTGAGAACACTAGGTGCGCTTATAGCACTTACATTATAGGTCAAAGAAGATGCAGCTAACTTGGCGAACACGCCACATACAAAATCTTCTATGCCATTGAGGTTGCCCTCGTTATCGAAAAGGGGAGTGGTAATAATCAGCTTGAAGGATGCCATCGGACTAATGCCAATATGCTGATTATTAGTCGGTGTGATGTATGGATCATCTGGTGAAACAATAACTGAGTTAGCCAAGACTGTGGCAGGCGGGAATGCAAAGGTCTGCCATTTAGAGTTATCGACTAAAGCTGTGGCAAGTGTCGTTCTAAGTGTAGTAATGGCAACTGGTGGCATTATCCGACCATTGAGCGTGGGTCTAGTGCGTGGGCTATCAATCCTCGCACCTTAGCGAGCAGCTGAGCTGACATCCGGTAAGGGCTTGGCTGGAAATCGACAAGGTTACTGCCAGAAAGGGTGGCTGTACGCGCTTGCCAAATTTCTACAGATATCATTAAAGCTGCTTGCTGGATTGCCATGTCAGCAGTCCAGTCTGTAGATGGACTTATTGTAACTGTGCCATAAGGTCGCACTGCATGCTTAGGTTCTGCTGCTGGTGTTCCTGTTATTGCGTAAGAAATTGAATAATCGCCAACTTCTGTAATTGTCTTTGATCCATTAAGATGCGATTTATTATTAGTTACTACAACTGTCTGACCTACATAAAATGTGTCTTTGACAAGTTCATCAAAATATAAAGTGCCTACTGTGGTCGTGTTGCTGTGTGCCACATTAAAATTAGTATCTGCCCATAACATTGGAAGCAAGACTGCATCTGTTGCATCGCATACTTCTTGAAGGGTTGCATCTGGATACAATGTGCCTACGCCTAGTGTTGAGCGTAATTCTGCAACTGTTGTAAGTGCCATGATGATCCTTTCTAAAGACTCTAGGGGTCAGAGGGCTACTGACCCCTAGAGCGACTTAGTGTGGCTTACGCCTTGTTATTCTTGAATGCGCCTGCGCCGACCTTAGTAGCAATTGCTCCAAAGCCGTAGTAGCCGATAGTTACCTGTCCTGCTGCGGTTGATTCTGCGCGTAGGCGGTAGGTAGGGCTCTCATACCATGTGTATGCATCTGGATTCACGATAAGGATTGTTCCATCGCCATCGCCTGCGTTTGTAGGATCAACATATAGGTTGAGTCCTGCAACATTACCTGTCAATGATGTTGGTGCAACTGCTCCACCTGCGTTCATTGGCTGTGATGCTGTGTAGATTGGACGGCCTGCATCGTTTAGAGACATGATGTTTGACCATTGTCCTGTAGATACAACCATGTTGCGAGCAAATGGGTTTGGAAGTCCTGCTGTAGCGCCATAGACAGAAGCTGAACCGCGAGCAACAATACCTAGCAACTCTGAAGCTGTTGGATATGTGACTGTTGTTGTTGCATCTGCTGTTGCTCCTGCAATAAGAGCAGCATTCACTGCTGCGTTTGTTGCCTTTGCATAAGCTGCAGCCATGTTGCGTACAAGCTCATCAAAGAATGCTGGAGATGTACGATCTAGCAATTCAACAGAAAATGTCTGCTGTCCAGCGTACTTCTTAACTGATACTGACAAGAATGCTGCTGTCTGATCTGTATCTGAGAATGCTGCACCTTCTGCTGTATCTGCAACTGTTGGTGCTGCTGTAATCTTTGGAATCTCGAAAGTCATACCTGCATCTGGCAATACTCCACGGGAGATTGCATCGATTGAAGGACGAATTGTTGTTGATAATGGGTTGATGATTTCAGATAGTTGGCGTGTTGGTACTAGACCAGCATTGTCTGTTGTGTCATCTGCTGCGCGTAGGTATTGACGAGCATCTTCATCACCTAGTGCTGCACGAATTGTGTTTTCTGCATACTTAGCTGCTGTTACTTCAATGCGTGGCTTTGTAAAGTATGCTGCTGATACAGTTGGGCGAGCAGCTTCGACCGCTTGTGCTTCAACTGGTGTTGCTTCGACTGCTGAAGTGGTTTCTTCCACGGTGGCTGTCTCGCTTTCTGTTGGTTGGGTTTCTTCTTCTACAGCAGATTCTTCTGCTGCAATATCAGTGACTTGAGCCGACTTAAATGCGGGCTCTGTAACAAGGCTGGTTTCTACCAGCCTAGCTGAGGAAACATAAGTAATGCCATCCTTGATTTTAGATTTAAGAACTTCTGCACCAATGCTCAATCCTGACTGCAAACCTTCTTCTGCAAGGATAAGAGCTTCTGTACCGCGCTGTGAGCGACTAACAGAGAACACTGCATGAATTGCATCTTCTGATTCGCTAAAAGAAACCATGCGACCTAGAGGCTTTTTGTTATCATGTTGGCTTAATAATTTAATTGCTTTAGGGTCTTGAATCTCAATAGAGCCAGAGGCAAAGATTACTTTGCCCATATTAGTTGAGCCTGCTTCGACATTGAGTGGAACAATCTTGCCTGAGATAGTGCGACTTGCTGAATCGGCTGTTAGTTCAGCTGAGAAAGTGATTACTTGGTTCATTCCATACCTTGACTTCCATTAGGTGTTAGATCAGTCATTTCCATAGCTTGTTCTTGAGTAATAAGATTAAGGTTAAGTAGTTTCTCAATTACTGCTAGTTCTTGCATTGGGTCAGTGCGCAAGAAGTTCTTGTCAATATCAAACTTGACCACATTTCCACGAGCAGTAATATCATCCATAGACAAGCGATCTTCAATCGCTGTAATAAATGGCTGTAAAGATAATGTTAAAAATTGCTTCCGCTCATCTTGCACATTGGCGTAAGTCATAGAGTTGTTCTGGTCTGCTGAAACATAATAAGCAGGCACATTACAGAGCCTTGCGCATTCCGTGGCAAGGTTGAAAATGGCCTCCCCGTACATCATGTCCTTAGGTGAAAAGGCTGTAGGAACATACTCAAGAGTAGAAGTCAAGTAAGCAGTGGAACGATTATTTCGAGCGCTCTTGAAAGCTGCAAGTAAGCCAGAAACTTCTTTAGGGTCTAAGTCAGCGCCGTTATTGCGAAGTATGCCCGTTGGCATTGGAGTAGCTGCTGCAACTGCTGCTGCTTTCTGCACATCAATAGCAGCGCGAATAGTTTGCGCACCAGTTGTTAGAATGCCATCGTTTAATGATTGGAAGGTAACTAAACTACCAAGACCATCCATAGGTAAAGTAGTTCCATCAACTGCATAAGACTTAACAAAAGTATTAGTGCTGTCTAGTGTTGCAGTTACTCTTTGATTAGCAATCCACTCAAAGCGAGATGGACGGCCATCCTCAGAATAAATCTCAACAACTTTCCAATATGCTTGGCCGTAAAATAGTAATGAATCAACAGTCCACGCAATAGTTACAGATCGTGGCTGTGAGTAAGAAGGTTGTTCTAACCAAGCAGGTGAGCCAAGTTCTTCATTAGTAGATTTCTTGTAAAGTTCTAGAGGAATCGCTCCGATAGTTCCCGCTAAAAGGTTGCGACATCTTTGTAATGCTGGCACGGAGATTGCTTCGCTTCTGCCAACGAATGCATATTGAAATGGCATGGCATACTGTGAATACTCGCCAAGAACTTGAGGAGCAGCCTGAGCTTCTAATAGAGGCTTAGACTGGAGACCGAATGTTTGCAAGATGCGACCCATAGACATAAATGGTAGCACATGTCAAGTATTTGACATACCACCCAAGGTGTGTCTAGGTATAAATCTGAGGCTTAGCAACTGGAATCATTAACTTAGATACAACCATAGCCAAGCCAATTGGAGCAGAGATGTCTCCTGCTGACTTTCGCTTAATGATTCTCCATGCAGAGTCATTGACCTTAGCTGCACAATTATTCATCTGCTGGATAAGCTCTGCCTGTCCATTGTGGACTACTCTGGCATTGACTAAGCCTTCTAATAAGTCTCCACAGGCTTTATAGAACTGCTGGCCTGAGACATCCTCGACCATAACTCCAGCATTGCTTAATCTATCGGCAATTGTCTGAGTGGCATAACGATCAAAGGTAACAAGCCTTGGTTTGTATATATCGCACCAAGCCTTAATGGAAGCGGCCATTCTTAATTCATCAATGGCAACCTGAGAGCTGTAAGTCTCTAAGATTCCAATGCCAATCCGTCCATCTGGAAGAAGTTGTCCTGCGACTAATGATCCGTTCCTACGAGACGGACTGACATCGAAACCAAATATAGTATAAGCCCCTGGAGACATTTCTAGTGTGCTATCGGATGTATCCTCGAGAACCCCGTGAGGCCATGGTGAAGATAAACTGTCAATCCATTGGCAAAGTGTCTCTGTCCTAGTATTTTCAATAGGCGATGTAGCAATGGCTTCTTCAATCGCTTCCTCAGTAATTGTGTACCCCAGAGATGGGTTAGCCAAAGCCCAAGCACTACGATCTGTTATCTTGCAGTATTGCGGAGCTGAGTACTCATAGAATCCATAAGACTTTGGCGGGTAATCTATGGCGCGCTCTCGTAAGTCATTGAGTACAGTTGAGAACGCATCTCCAGCATTAGAGGTAAGAAGCGTCTGAGAGTTTGGATGAGCTCTAGTCGTAGGAGTAGCTGCTCTGAATCCATCTTCTGTAATTTCTCGGACTTCATCAATGTAGAGCAATCCGTTAACACTTCTGCCTCGAGAACCGTCTCTAGTTGCTGCAACGACATCAAGCCTTGCTCCAGATAACATTTCAATGCTTTCAGTTCCATTAGCGTGTCTGATTTGTTTGACGAATCCTTTGAGGTGGTCATTAGTCTCCAATAGGTGAGTTACTTGTCGGAAGGTGTCGAGAGCCATGCTTCTGTTAGAGGACATGATGAGGACATTGGTATTCCACTTGATTAAATGAGCCAGAATCAACATACGCGCTAAATGGGTCTTACCATTCTGCCGAGCAACCAAAATAAGGTTTGTCTTGCGAATCCACATGCCTTTTTTGTCCACAGTAAGCATGTCCTTAAGCACGAACTCCTGCCAAGGCATTAGATCCATTTTAACTATTGCGCATAAGTCTTTAACATCCTGCAACTTATTTTCGCCCTTAAGAAGTGGACTGTGAAGCCTTGGTTTAGTTGCCCCTCGTAGGGCTTTGGGCTTTTTGGGCTTAGTTGTCATTGATTCGGACTAGGTCGGAGCTTAAACGGACTGTCCAGCATCGTCTCGGACTGTATCGGGGAGAGGAGTTCTGAAAAGACAGGGGGGTTT